GCTTGTTTCTATTCACTGTAACGCAAGCGCAGCAGGAAAAGCTCAAGGCTGGGAGGACCATACTTATCTTGGTCAGTCGCTTTCAGATGTGTACGCTACCGTACTATGGAAAGAAGCTGAATCTGTCTTGGCTGGTAAGACAGCAAAAAGCCGTGGTGATTGGTCGGACAAAGACCCTGACTTTGATAGCAACTTTGCTATGTTGAGAGATACTGACTGTGCATCTGTGTTGACAGAAAACTTGTTTATGGATAATGAAAAAGACTGCAAGTTTTTATTGTCCGAAGCTGGCAGAAAAGCAATTGTTGATATTCACGTAAACGGAATAATTAAAATCGTAAATTTAGTATGAAAGCAATCAGATTTGTAATTTTTATCATGTTGTTTTCGCTTGTTTCCTGCTCGCTGTTTAAACGGACAGTAAAAACGGAAGATACTCAGCAAACAACAAAGATTGAGCTAAAAAAGGACTCGCAGGAAGTTATCAAGTCAGATGTTAAGTCTGCAGTGTTTACGGAAAACGAGTTGAAGCTCATTGAAAGCAAAACAGAGGAGTTTAATTCTCATTTGATTTTGTACGATACGTCTTTGCCTGTAGATGAAAAGACTGGCCGACCTCCCATAAAGGCCGAAATGATTAAAAATTCGAGTGTGAATTACAACGCAGATAAACAGTCGAAGTTTAAGCAAAATGCAGTTCTTGAAGACAAGTCAGAGAAAAAATTAGCTGTCAAGTCAGAATCGAAAACAGATACAAAAATAAAGAAGCGGATAAAAGAAACAAACGGAATAGATATTGGTGCTTTGATAATCGGTATTGCAATTGTTGTTTTATTGTTATTTTTGTATTTGAAAATAATTAAGAAATTTTCACTTATAGGTTTTGTTTTAAAGATGTTTAAAAAGTAATTCAATTACGTTATTCATAAATGATAGGAGTACTGGCTTGTGAAAGTCGGTACTTTTTTTATTGGTTTAATTGGTCGAAAACAAGGTTATCGCTAACGAAAACTAAAATATAATTGCATTATCGCTGGCGAAAATACACTTCATATACTATACTCTCTCTTATATTAATATTATATTGTAATATTACATAAGATACTGATTGATAGTTAGTTAAACTAAGTTAAACATTTATCATATGTGCTTGTTATTCAAGCATTTATTTGTAGTTTTACACATTCAAATAAAACAACCCATTAAAATAGAAGTTATGAAAGCGTTTAATTATTTCTCAGTAAAAATAGGAGCAAAGTCAATTGAATTCACATTGACGTATGATTGTTTTGATTTTGCAGTTACCACAGAAGATGGAGCTATTTTAATGGATGGTTATTTTACCCCATACAAAAGCGATGAACACATAAGCGTATCAAGCTATACTCGCTCGGTTGAATTATTTGCAGATGTTTTAGAGTCTGCTGTAAGAAAGTCAATTAAAAGCAATAAAGAAGTGTACAAGTCGATAATCAAATTTCAGTTAAATAAAAAAAGATAATGGAAACTAAAACCTCGCAAGCAGTTACGTTATTCAGCTCAGGCAATATCACAGAAGCTTTGAAGCTTTTCAAAGATTTCCGAATTGGTTTCACAGTAGGAGAAAGAAGGGTTGTTCAAATAGCTTATGAATCACTAACTGGAAAAGAATCATTCTACAGGTCAATTAAGCTCGATACAGACCAAATCAAGCAATCAGCAATACAAATCATTAAACAGAAGTATAATCTTTAAAATAGGAGAGGTTATGATTAAAGCAATTTATTTCAATCCGGTTTCAGATGGAGTAAAACTCGTATTGTATTCCGGCTTAGATATAAGTAGGCCAAAAAGAAGCTATAATGTTTCAGACCTGCAGTATTCGTTTTTAGAAAAGTATGCTGGCAAAGTTTTCCAGACACGAAACGATGGTTGCTTATGGGCTTTGTCAATGTTAACATCAGAAAACATTGAAAGTCAATCAGTTAAACTCAGTTAAATAATAGTTTAAAGTGCTTGACATACAAGCATATACAGGTAGATTTACATATTAATTTATAAAAAGTAGCAGCATGACAAAACAAGAATTACAAAGCGTGGTCGAAAGTTATATTCGAGCCAACATTGATTTAGAAAGTAAAATTGCACAAGCGATTAACTCAGGTGCAATAGATGTAGAAAGTATTGAGCCTGAGCAATACGCAGAGGTGAAAGCAATTACCCATGCAGTAATGTTATCGGTGGCAGTTGATTTTCAACCTCTCACAAAAGAAGGAAAAGAGATTTCAGAGAATTTACAATTATTTATTTAGTAGCAGTATGGAAACAGGAAAAGTTTACAGCCTATTCGGCAAAAATGGAATGATGGAGGAGATTAAGCCAGTTGGCGAACTTCCAATCGGTACAAGGATTTTAGCATTTGGAGCTTTAATGAGCGACCAAGTATTTTGCATTACAAGCGGAATGACTGATAGAGGTCAGAAAATGTGCTTAGTAAGTAATTATTACGAAGATGCGTATTTTTCGCCAACTCATTATTTCGACAAGCACAGTCGGCCGCTTTCAGCAAAATTCGGAATTGGTTTTTATTGGGATGATGTTGATAATATCGTTTTCCCAGAAAGCAAAGTATTAGCAGCTATCAGACGAGCTGATTATCTTAAAAAGAAAATTGCAGAGCGTGAAAAAGCAATTGAAGAAGCAAACAAAAAAGATATTGCTGAATTGCCATCACGCTACCCACATTTAACTCCTATCAATCAGAAAGAGGACAGGTACAAACAGTTTCGTGCTAATTTAGTTGCTGAGTTGAAACATTGTTTCCCAGGTGCTAAATTTTCAATAAAGAAACGCAGCTATTCAAGCGTTGATGTTTGTTGGACTAATGGACCAGCCCTGAGAGATGTAAAATTAGTTACTTCAAAGTTCGAGGATCATGTTACGGATTTTACTGGAGATTTCAGAGATTACGAGCCTTCGAATTTCAATCATGTATTTGGAGGTATAGATTACGTTTTTGAAGAGCGTGAATACTCGTTTGATTACGAAAAGCTAACAGACGAGCTGGCTACAAGAGCAAATATCGAAAGAAGAGATGCAAGCGGAGATTTGTATGCCATGTTCCAGAAAACAAGTTTTCCGAAAGAAGTTAGCAATTTAAGAATTGATGTAACCGGAATTAGGTGTGGTTCAATTAGCGATTATTATACGATTGCTTTTGACACTCCAGAAAAGAAAGAAATTCAGGAGCCAAAGAAAATAGAAGTCAATGGAATAGAAGTAATTGATTACTCAGACAAAAGCTTTGCTGTTTACGGAAACACAAAGCCAATCAAAGAAGAGTTGAAAGAGCTTGGTGGCCGTTTCAATATGTATCTGAAAGCAACCAGTGGTTTTACGTTTGCTGGTTGGATTTTTCCACTAACTAAGAAACAAGCTGTGTTATCAGCATTAGGCTATGAGTAAATTAGCATTATTAGCAAATTATTATTTGCAAGTGAGTTGTTTGCTGTCAACTCCAGAACATGAAAGAGGTGCAATCAATCACCACCTGTACAGCGCAATTAGATTGAAAAATGAACTTAAAAAAGTAGGCGTAAAATGAAAGCAGAAAAATTACAGGCATTCTTTGAAGAGAATGATTTTAGAGTTCATTTATTCGAGCAGGAAGACATGAAATGTGCTGAGCTTGAAAGCTGGACCAATAGAGGTGTGAATATGATTATTCCATTAATTCCGTTTTCGGAAGAAGAGTTTATTAGCTATGTTGACGCTTTTGATGTTGATGAAGAAATTGATTTACACAGACAAAATGAGCTGTATAAAAAAGATTTCTCAATTGGTGTTAGCCTTGATGATTTCAATGCTTACGCAAATATGCTTGACAGAGTAGTTAAGTTACTTGAAGCCGAAGAAGAGCCAAAACATTTGTACATCCGGCTAAATGTAAGAGATGGAGAAAGAGAGCATACGCACCATTGCGTTACTTCAACTAAATGCGATTCACTTGAATTTGCGGTTAACTGGTACGCATTGCATTTTTGGGGTCATGGAGAGATGTGGTCAAAGTCTGATAATCACTGCTATTTTAACGGCGGAGAGATTGCTGTAGAAATAGATTCTTGGAGAGAATTAAATAGCGAGGAAGCAAATTTACTTAACGAAATAATGTACGGATTATGAAATCACTAAAACTTGTAGACTGGCTGCCAAAGCCAACAGACAAAGCATTTAAGCTTGTTGCTATTTTCCCAGATGGAGATGAATGGATTAAAGAGTTCACTTTGAATTCCGACTTTGAAGATTGCGATGAAAAGGACCCAGATAATACGACAGAGTGTTTTAATTCTCTTTGCGAGATAACCGAAGAGCTAAACAAAATGGAAGTTGGCGATACCATATATCACCAAATAGACAGAGATAATGCGAATTACAAATCAGTAATAATGCGAATAGAATAATGGCAACACCAAACAGAAAAGACCTTCGGAAGCTCAGAGCTTTGCGTGGTCAAGTAGAAAAAATTGAATCATGCTACCAAGGCATGACACAAGAAACAAAAGACTTTTTGAGAGAAGAGTTTACTGGAGAAACAGAACTACATTTAAGTCGGTTCGATGATAATTTAAGAGATTGTGAGTATGAAATTTTAAAGCCTAAAAAGAATGAAAGCAAAATGTAGCAAATGCCACGACAATTTCATTTTGTCAGCAGAAGAAGAAAATCTAATGGAAGCTGGGTATTTACAGAATCCAATTTGCGATGACTGTTACGAAGAAGAAACTGGATTTGACCCTGCAGAAATTGCAGAATATATGAGCCATTCAGATGCAGATTGTGGGCTGTAAAAAAGTCGGACAAAGATAGGTTTTATCCTACATAACGTCCGACATTCTTATAAGTCATTGATAATCATGTGAAATTGCGGAGAGAGAGGTTCTACAACTGTATATTTATAGAGATTCAGAATGATAATAAAAAATGAATTTATATTGCAATACAGATACTTAGTGTTTATAGGAAATCATTAAAAACTCATAGCAACTCAGCAAAACGTCCGACATTTTAAAATGTCGGACGTTTTCTATTTGTTGAATTTTTCCATTGAAGTTTGCTTTAGCTCATCGACAATTGCAATGTATGGTCTCATGCTTTCGTAGTCAGCGTGTCCGGTCCAACTCATTACAACCTCTGCAGGGATTCCAAGAAAAAGAGCATTTACGATAAACGTCCTACGTCCGCAATGGGTTGTTATTAGTTCGTGTTTTGGATAAACATCTTCGTATCGATTAGAACCGATGAAGTAAACTAACCTTATTTGTTCATTCAGCCCAACGATTTTTGCCATTTGTTTGAGTTGTTCGTTCATTTTGGCGTTTGAAATAACAGGAAGAGCGAGATTGGTTACAAAATCAATATCTTTGTATTTGTTGAGTATTTCAGAGCTATAATTGTTAAGTTGTATTTTAAGCCGTTCATTTGTCTTTTTGGTAACGACATCAATAAACCCACCTTTAACGTCAGAACGTTTCAATTTGGCAACATCAGAGTATCTTAGCGAGGTAAAACAACAGAAACAAAATACATCGCGAACACGATCCATTGCTTTTGCGTTTTCCTTGTCGAGAAGAATGTTTGTTTCCGGTTTAAATGCTTTATTGAAGTCGAAGTTATATAATTTAGTTAGCTCGTCCCAAGACAGATAGATAACAGTTTTGTTTTCGATTGACTTCAACCGAGGTTTAAATGTGTCATGTAGTTTTCCAGAATAATATCCTTTATTGTAAGCCCACCTCAAAAACCACTTCACAAAAGCGATATTTTTAAGTATTGTTGAATTGCGAAGACCTGTTTCTGAATTTTCAAATGTCAGTTGCATTGCTTGTTTAGACTGCTGGTAGATTACAAAATCATTGAATTTAATTTCGTCCAACAAGTCAAAAGCAAGTCCGGCATCAAAGGTAGAAAGGTGTCTTTTTATGGCAGCAAATTTAGTGTAGGTCGCTTTAGTCCATGAATTCAAAAGACCCTGTTCGGAAACAAAGTCATCGAATACACTGAAAAATGATTTTTCTGGAGCCTTAATTTTGCGGCCAATAAGCTCAAGAAATCTATCTTTGAATTCGGATTGAGTTGGTGTCCGCTTTAGTTTATCGAACTCAGCAAAGACTGTTTCTGTGTGAGATTCATATAATTGAAGTTCCTGATTAATCACGTTGGCCTGTATTTTAAATTTACCATGCGTAGTTCCGTTTTTGCATCGGCTGGTATCATAGCTCCATTTGGTAATATCGACTGTGTATTTTATAAAGAATTGAGAAACGGTGTTATTCCATCGGATGCGAAAGCGCAGGCGAAATTCTCCATCTCTATTATTTTTTGATTCAAGAAGAATTTTTGTCGTGTATTTCATTTAAACATATCGCCATTACCAGTCATCAGCCATTCCGATGAAACTCCATATTCTTTGATTAAAATAGCAAGCCAAGTGAGCTTAAACATTCCAGATTCGGGATTGTCTTTGCAGAACATTAGGTTTCTCCTATTGACTTCGTAAAGGTCGCAAAAAGTCTTCACGCCCCTTATTTTTTTGGCTGCTTTTAGAAATTCTAAAGCCTTGAAAAATCGTTCAACAATGAACTTTGCTTCGTAGTTACTCATATTGTTAAATTTAATTAAATTAGTAGTTATCGCCAGCGAAAACCTAATTATCGCCAGCGAGAATATAAAAATACGTTAGTTATCGTGAGCGATAATACACCTTGTATACTATACTCTCTATAATATTAATATTATGTATAATATTGAAGAGAATATTACTAATATTATGTTGAAAATTTTATTTGTTGAAGCTCCAAAAGCTCGTTGATATAATCTTCGAGGTCGGTGTCATTTTTGCTGTTTTGAACAAAAGATTTGTCAAGTTCTATTCGTGCATCTTGAAGAGATTTTTGAAACTCTAAAATTGTGAGTTTTTTGGCAAGTGCTTTTTTGTAAAGATGCAAAAGCGATGTTAGATTTTCTGTTGTCATAATTTTAAAGTTATAATCCTTTGCCGGGGTTGAAGACGTGTCCACAGCTAAGGCATGTTATTTTGATTTTGTTCATTCCGATTGCTCCACCGATAATTCCACCAGCTACAGCTTGACCAATACTAAAGCCTTTTTTGTTGGCAGAAATTTGATTTGAGCCACATGCAGGACATTTAATCTCTGAATTAGTAGTCGGCTGATTTACTGTCGGTGTTTTGGGTTTTATGACTGATTGCGTTGTTTTGCCTTTCAGCATTGCTGCAGCGAAAATTGCAACGAGTACTGCAAAAATTAAAATCCCCCACCAGCCGAAAATTAAAACGAAAATTATTAATGCGATAATTGCCCAGACCATAAGTTTATTTATTTAATTGGTTTTCAAGTAATGTTATTAATCTATTTATTTGCTCGTCTTTAGTTGCAAGGCTATCTGCTTGCTGTTGGATGATACGAAGTGCCGAACTTATGCTTGTTTCATAAACCGGCTCAGGTTCTAAAACAGTGCTTTGTTTTATTTGAAACTTATCCATTAGAACTGTCTCTGTTGTTTTTGAGATTGGTTTCCTTCCGTTTTCCATATCAGAAACATAAGACTGTTTAATTCCGAGTAAATCGGCAATATCGGACTGCTTTAATCCATTCTGCAGTCTTAGTGATTTTAGTTCAAGATGTGTCATAAGTTAAATAATGTTATTATTACACATTTATAGGCTATATATCGGCTATATATAACATATATATTGTACTTTTACACTCAAATACAAATATATAATCACAAAGATAGTGTATTGTGTAATAATTCCAAATAAAAAGAAAGAAAAATGAGTAAAATGGTATTAACAAGCTATTATGATGGCCTACCAAAGCTGTCGGCACCAAAAACAGATTTTGTGCGTGAGTTGGCTCGAAGATGCGGAGTGATAGAACCTACCGTAAGATTGTGGATTAAAGGCGATTCTAAACCGAATAATCCTGAGCATATAAAAATTTTAAGTGAGTTAACTGGAATCCCAGAACAAAAACTTTTTGAGCATGAAGGAAATTGAGTATTCAACCGATTACACTAACGGCCAAGCACAGTTTCGCTATATTGGTGAAAAAGTAGTTAAGGAGATTACCGAAAGCGACACTTTGATAATCCAAGGCATATTGGATTACTCGAAAACGTTTTACCCAAAACAGTACGAAGCAGTAACAGAGATTTACAAACTCAGCTCAATGAATAAAACCTATTATGATTTTATCAGAGCAAGAAGAATAGTAAACTGTTGTTACGGAGAAGTTGACAGCCAGCCGGATATTGACAAGGATGGAGGAAGACACTCAGAGTACATTAAGTGTCCGCTAATAGCAGAATGTAAGTGGTATAAAATAATATGCCAACCAGAGTTTAATAGCTCTCTAAGTGGAAGAGAAAAGCAAGTAATGAAATTTTACTTCGAAGGAATAAAAACAGACGTAATAGCAGAGCTTTTGTTCCTGTCAATCCATACAGTAAATAATCACAGATGTAATTCATTGGCAAAGCTTGGTCTTCATTCGCTTGAAGAGTTTATTGCTTTTGCGCATAAAAATAAAATGTTTAATTAAAAAAAGTAGTAGCAGTATGAACAAAAATGAAGTCGAAAAACTCTTAGGAGTTGAAATTGAAATTAAAGATGGTAAGTTTTATTATGGTGACTCTCTCGACCTACGAGGAACAGGAATAACCGCTTTACCAGAGAATCTGACAGTTGGTG